CCAGATACGCGGCTAGAGAACACATCCTGCCAGGTCTGCCCATACCCCAACCCATCAGCAACGCTTGTTGAGGCAATAGAGATGCCGCCAGCGGTGTTGGTCACCGTGATGTTGGTGCCAGCGCTGATCGTGCCCAAGGTGTAGCCAGTGCCGTTGCCAATGAGCAATTGACCATTGGTCGGGGCAGTTGATACGTTGGTGCCACCATTGGCAACCGGCAATGTGCCGGTAACGCCAGCAATCAGCGACAACCCAGTGCAGTTGGTCAACGTGCCGCTGGCAGGAGTGCCAAGCGCTGCATTGGTAAACGATGCGTTGGTGAGCGTGCGGTTGGCAAACAGATTGTTGATGGACAACTGCTTGGTGATGCTGGACTGCACAATTGGCAGCACATCCGTGCCGCCGCCGCTAGATGCAACCGGCAGTGCTGATATGGTGATGGTAGGCATTAGTAATTACCCGCATATACGTTAAAGCGCTGCCTTGTCGCAACCAGCGAGTACGGCATGGACATAATGTCATCTGGATTGTTGATGCGCTTGATGTTGCGCTTGCTGGTCATGGCAATGCGCGTGACTTGCGGCGATGGCTCAACCCCAAACTCAGGAGCGATCTCCATAGCCAGATTGTAGACAAACGCCCGCAGATAGCCAGGCGGGAACGTCAGTGCCGTTGCAAGCGTAGCCGGTTGAGACAATTCCTCAACCGAAATAAAGTGCCATTCCAAAACCCGCGTTGGCTTTGGGTAGATGGTCATCGTGATATTGGGATACTCCATATTTATCCACATTACCTGTGGATAAGTAGAGGTCACCGTTTTAACAGCAATCCCGTCGTATTGCTGTTGATTGATAAACTTAATGCCGTAACTGACGTTAGTAGTCGGATCGCGGAAATAAGTTGAGTCATCCAGCAGGATCGGGCGATTGCCAACAAAGTCCCCACTTGGGCCAAGCGTCTGGGTGATTAACCCAGGAGTCCACAAGTAGGTTTGATCCTGCGTGTTAAACACCGACAAACGCTCGGTGTTCCACGATTCAATCATCTGGTTTAGCGCAGTCAATGAATCTTGCGATACAGATGCGCTAGGAGTCTCGCCCTCTGCCAGAACCCCAAGCAACCGCAATGCCCGATTGATTTGGTCACCGGCAGTTGTGGACATTATTCTTCCTTTTCGATTTTGCGCGGTCTGCCGCGCTTAACCACTAATTCATTGACTATTTCAGTCTGAACAGGCGTATCGTCTAGATTATAGCGCGACCAGCCGTGCTGTTCATCAAATTGCGCTTCCAATTCCATCGTGGCAACTTTGTTGCCGTGAACTGGATGCTGGAGATATATCATCATAGGCAAAAGGGGGCTTTTGGCCCCCCCCCGTTTAACTTGCGCCGTGGATAACTGCGTAGTTGATAATAACGGCTTCAGAATATGAAGTACCGCTCAAGTTGCGTAACGTGATTGATGCAGAACCAGTGGTCATGTTAGAAACATAACTGGTATAAGCGCCAGCCGTGCTTCCAGTGGTAACGCTGGAAATACACACAATGATTGTGTCACTGGCAGAAATCAACGAATTGTTGAGTGTAAATGAAACAGCGGTGTTACTAGCCAAAGCTGCGTTGTTCATCGTAATGCGACCGGCAGACTTGTTCAACGTAACAGCCGTTGATTTGTCCGTCAATTGCGTCACAGCGCCTTGAGCACCCGCGCTGTAGCCAAGTTCTTGACTAGCGTAGCAAGTCGTGAATTCTGGGTCGGAATACGCGACTCCAATTGCTTGCGTATTAGGCATGACAATTCCTTAAATAATCGGGGGCCGAAGCCCCCTAGACTTAGACGCGGTAAACAACCCAAGTCGAATCAGCGGTGCGACGGAATAGGAACCGTCCGCTGGACGTTGCGCTGATCGCAACCGTGGCGTTGCCGCCATCGGTCACGCCAGTGCCAGCAGCAAGCGCTGCCGTGCCAGACGAGGTTCCCAGATTAACTAGCACGAGTTCAAACGTGCTGTTGATCTTGGCGCTGGTAACCAAAGCGTCCAAAGACGCACCAGTGGGCAGCGTGTAGGTCTGAGCGGTCGTTGCACCCGAACCAACCAGCAGGACGCCAGAGGCGACCTGAGCAGCGGTCAGGGTTGCAGTTGCCGTGACAGACAAAGGAGCGGCTTGATAGCCGAGGATTACTTCATTCAGGTTGCCGTCACCAACTTGGTAACCACCTGCGCCATTAGGTAAAGCCATGATATTTCCTTAAAAATAGTGGGGGGTATTAAACCCCCCTAAAAGATTAACCCCAGAGACGGCAAGCCATCTGTGGACGGATCGTGCTAAAGCCATACAGAACGTCAATACGGCAAGGCAGACGGTCGTTGTTGATATCGTACTGACGCACGACACGCAACGAAATACCGTTATGCACGGCACGCGAAGCCATATCAACACCCTGCGGCAGCAGCAAGTCAGCGGTCGCAAACGTGATCGCATCTTTGTGATAGACCAGGTTTTGTGGGTACTGAGTTGAAGCCGAGCCAAGGAACGTAATAACCGCGCTGGTTGCAGGGAATGAATCAACCGTAGCCAAGGCATTTGCCGACGTATAAAGCGCCGGGGAAATTGCCAAGGTCATGGAAGTGCCCGAAGTCACGCTGTTGTCAGCGGTAACAACGAACTGCTGGAGCGAACCAGTCGATTCACGGGTCTGCGGGTTAACAGCATAAACGCCAGCAATGGTGAAAACGTCGCCTTGCTTAACCGTCTTGGTTCCGCTGGTGAACGTAATTGGAAGGGTTGCCTGACCCTCAACAAACGTCGCACTAGAAGAAACAATAGGCGAAATAGGGAAGTTGCCGGTGGTGTGCTGCTTGATCGACTGAGACATATTGATCTCGTCAAAGCCCAACACGCCAGTGCCCATCATGCCATTCTTGAACTGCTTGGAGATGGTGTCGGTTGGGTTAAAGAGACCCTTCATGCCTTCAACCAGACCAGCGTTAGCAGCGGGGTTAACCGTTGCATAACGTGGGTTCATCACGGCAGCGGCTTCGTTGAGTTTCTGTTGCGCTTGCAGCAAAACCAGCGAGGTCGATGGGGTCGTGCCTGGCGTACCAACAGATGCAAACACGTTTTTATACGCATTGGCAACGTCAGCGTCGATGCTCGAGGCCAACTGCGAGATACGCGGCTTGAGCACGCGCTCTGCGAAGTCATCCAACTGCATCGTCAGTTCGGCACTGGTGAAGTTAACACCAATGTGCTTCTGGGTCGAAACGGTCAGCGTCGTGTACTGCTCGTTATCGTCCTGCACTTGCAGAGCGGCACCGTCAGTCACCAATGCGCGATCCGGCAGGCGAATACGCAGGGTGGAACCGATCTTGGCACCTTCGACAGCAAAGCTGTCATCGTACTGACGGTTAACGTTACGGGTCAACACGAGGTTGTTCTCGAGTATCTCCAAACATTTGCGGGTGATCATGTCGATCGTTAAGAGAGAATTACTCACTTTGACTTTCCTTCAAATTAGGTTAGAATGACGATTCCTTAGCCACCTTCACAGGTACAACATGATTGACATAACCGTAGACGGAATCCATTACAGATTCTTTGACCACACTTACGCTGTTTCGCGTTGCGGAAAAGTTCTCAGAAAGCTTCTTCCGTACATTCCAACAAGTAGAAAAGACGGGTACTTGACGCTCGGAAGCAAAGAACTTATGCACCGTGCGGTAGCCACGTGTTGGTTGGAATCGTTTCATCCAACCAAACACGTTCACCACATTAACGGCAACAAAGCTGACAATCGAGCCGAAAATCTTGAATGCCTTACGCCCCAAGAACATTTTGCTGAACGCCACGCTGGGCTTTACGGACATTACATCCGCACGCCCGAAATAAAAGAAAAGATTCGCCAAGCTCGCCTTGGAAAAATTACTTCCGAGGAAACCAAAGCGAAACAAAGAGCGGCGTTGTTGGGTCGCAAACGTCCTTACTTTGAACGCGCCGCGCATAGCGAAGCGTCCAAACAAGCGCGTAGCCTTACCCATCACCGCAACACTGGGTGCTGCGTGCTTGGGGTTGAATACCGCTCCTTTGCGGAAGCGGCTAAGGCTACTGGCATTCATAGATTTACGTTAAGAAAAAGATGCCTTTCTGAGAACTTTCCCGACTATAGGATTTTGAGCTTTACATCCGAAGCGATTCCAGCTTTTTTCTCTGCCGCATCCGATCTGCTTCAATCCATTCCGAGGTAGACATGGTTTTGGTTGACCGAGGATCGGTCGTGTCATAACTCGGATTGCCTGAATTTCGAGCGGTAACGGGTCGAATAGGTGCTGGCGCAGATGAGGTTCGTTTAACAGGCGGGTCTGAGGCTAATTTAGCTTCAATTTTCCCGATCTCTTTGGCTTGCAGAACAGGATTAAGACGGGAAATGCGGTCTGCTTCCTTTGGATTGGAGCCGAGCCAATAGGCTATTTCGGGGCCAATGTCCGAGGATTGAACCACTTGCGCCATCACATCCGTGACTCGTAGCGTGGGGTTGTACGCGACTTGTTCAAAGTCATCGTATTTATCCCGCGCTTCTTCCTCGCGTCCGTGATATGCCTCCAAAACCTCCCTTTGCTGCCTTTGGATTTCTCGCTGCTCAAACAGTTTGATTGCTTTGGCGTCTGCATAAGCATCAACCGAATCAAACTGATCAACCGGCGGCAAATCAATTGGCGGCGGGGCAGATTCCTTTAGGCTGCGTTCCCACTTCCTCCGTTCAATGATCAATCTTTTCTGAACCCGCTCATCCATTTCCTCTTGGGTAAAGGTCTTAGATGGCTCAGGCTCGGCCGGTGTTTCGTTAACTAGTGCTGGCGAGTCCACCGTGGCCTCGGGCACCGGCTCGGTTATACCTTCCGATAAGGTTTCTTCTGACATTCAATGAATCCTAAGATTCCCTGGTGAGCCGCACCAGTACGGTTTAAATAATACTATCCGTGACTTCTACCACAATTGGTTCTGGAATAACAATTGGTTCCGGCTCAATATCCGACAAAACCCAATCCGCACCATTCCAAGAAATAATTTGCAATGCAGGATCAAATTCTGGCTTTGGCGGGGCTTTGACATAACCCAATAGCGCCATAACCTCTGCATCCTGCGTGTATTGGCTTGCATCAGTGCGCGTCAACCCATTTGGCAACCGCACGCGAAACTGGGTTACTTCAGCGGGAAAGTTGCCATTTTTGCTAAACAAATCCATCTCTTACCTCGTTGGGAATGCTGCGGTTGGCGTGGTGATGGTGCGGGCCACGCCTTTGGTGATGCGTAGGTCTTGGATGTAGCCTTTCAAATACGAATAATAGGCGGTGGATTGGTTTGGATTTCCACCAATTACCAAAGTATTTAAACTGCCAATTGTTGAAGAATATGAGGAAGTAATT